GGTCGTCTCATCTTCCAATACGCATCCTTTAACAACTCTCGTAGTCTTCACTTCTTTCTCGCTTCTTGGCCTGTTATCTGCGTATGGCTTACCTCAATGGGTATATGCACCATGGCCTTCAACCTAAATGGATTTAATTTTAATCAATCGGTTGTAGACTCAAGTGGTAAGGTCGTGCCTACATGGGGCGACGTATTGAACCGCGCAAACCTCGGAATGGAAGTAATGCATGAGCGTAATGCTCATAACTTCCCTCTAGACCTAGCTTCTACTGGATCTAGCGATGTAGCTTTAATTGCTCCGGCAATCGGCTAACCGAGAAGTTATTGCCCGGCGAAAGTCGGGCTTTTCCTTATGAGACTTCCTAGAAACATCAACGCAGCAGAGCTGAACAACAGTCCATTATCGCCTTCTGCTCATCAAACATCTACAAGACTTCAACAGCAAGCAACTAGGCTAGAAACCAGAGATCAAACTAGCAATGCTGGAGTAATCAATAAAATCAAGCAAGATGCAGTGGCATCTGCTATGGAGCAAGATACAGCAGCAAATCAAGCTAATAATCTCAAGCACATGTACGCTTACGGCATACAACAGAGAGTAGGTATTGATGGCTATAAAGCTAAAATTGCTCTTGCAGAACACTTGAAAACAGCTCCCCAATCACTCGAATTTTTGGGATTATAGAAATAGCGAGTTAACATAAGTTAAAACACAGCTTGCCTAATGCGTTTAGCAGGTGACGAAGAGTTCTATGGGCAGCTAAGTGATGACGAATCGACTCCAGATTCGAAGTTTGATTCGTTTATGCGTTGTTATGATATTTTGTGTTCAAAAGGATTTAGCGAGCAAGCAGCTACAGAAACTGCTATAGCAATGGTAGAAGGGAAAGAGCCTATGGCTCAACCGTCAGTTCGTTTTGCCAAAATCAATGGAGACCCATCCTCAGACCAAAACGTTAGCAACTGAGCTACTCACAAGGTTAGAAGGATGCGAGACGACTGCTTACCTTGATCCAGTAGGCGTACCAACAATATGTACAGGATTAACTAGATATCCAAACGAAGAACCAGTTAGGCTTGGTGACGTTTGTCATAACAACATATGTAGCAGGTATACCGAGCAGATCATCGCAGAGAAATTCATACCTGTATTAAGTCGAATACCTGGTTGGAGTGATTTTGGAGCTACTAGGCAATCAGTCTTAATTAGCTTTGCTTGGAATATGGGATTAACTTTTTATGAATCTACAGGTTTTGAAGAAATTTCAAATTTACTAAAAGAAGGATTTCATCAGCCTGAGCTGTACGATAATATGCCAAGTGTTCTTAATCTTTATGTATTCAATCAAGAAAAGCGTTTAGCAGGATTAGAAAAACGAAGACAGATAGAAGGAGAAGAGTGGAAAAAAGAGTCTATTGGCTTTTTGAAGCTTAAAAATATTCAAGATACTTGCCTCAAGAAAGCCCCTATTGAATCTATGTATTTATCAGATACAGGTAAACGCATAATTGATACAGAGGAAGAATTAGTAATTACAAAATTCAAAAGCATTCATCATACTGGACATGCTTGGATTCATATCAAAGAAGAAAAAGAACCTTGGATTATTTATCTTCCTCATTGGAAGCATCTGCCTGACAATACAAAAAAGGATTTAAATTGGAATGATATGAGTAGCTTCGTTGCTGAATACATAACTGTAGGAGAATTACTTCAATACAATCACTCACATATACCTGTAGAGGGCGGTCGTATAGAAAGGAACCTAATTCGTTTAGCGGAAGAATTTAGAGCCATTAGAGAGGCTTGGGGAGGGGCTCTAGGGGTTACAGGTGGCTATATTCCACTACAAGGTGACATCTCTTTATGCTCAGCAGAAGAACAAGCACATCATCAAGGAATGGCATTAGATATTTATCCCGTTAATGATGACACCGAATGCCTATACAGATGGTTATATTCTCGTTGGACAGGTAATCTCCATAACCAATCTAATCATGGTTTCGTTCACATTGATATTGCTAATAACGGACGTTTTGCCGGAATGAGATAGCTTACACGACCTTGACTGCCATAGCTCCACTATTGAACTGAACAGTATCTCCTTGTTGTATTTCCACTGGAGTAGTTAATGTTCCAGAAGCAAGGAAATTACCACCACTACTTGTATCCCATAAACCAAAATGACTAATTGTAGTGGCAGTTGTATTAGCCGCACTAGTAGTCTGTTGGCTCACCATAGAGTTAGTTATCTCGTAGCCTCCTCCGGACGCAGCACCTACTGAGCTAAAAGCGGTAGCTGCTATACCTACGCGAGTAGCTACTCCTCTGACAGATGCCGTTACATCATTATTTGTCCCAGCCGTTCCTGGATCAGCAGTATGCAGAGAAACATACACATTCGAAAGTGCTGAAGGGAAGGTTGAGTTTTTTACCCAACTCAGAATCTTGGTTGCAAGATATTGAGAAAATGCCATGCTTGCCTTAGTTCTTCATCTATATTTTGGCAGTAAATCAGTCTCTTAGGGACCGTACCCACCACCAGGGGTCGTAACATTTAGTGTAGCCGTATTCTGATTTTCGCCACTCGCTGTTCCACCTATTCTCCATGTGGCTTTCATTCTTCCGTAGTTGACATTACTTAAGGTTGCAGTACCTCTGAGTATGGCTAACTCCAAGGTTGGCAATGCCTGAACATCAGCAGTACCTGATATATTTTTCAATACAGATTTAGGAGTGACAGTGGCATATGGAACCATCGTTCCTGGATCAGTGGAACCAAACATCTTGACTAGACCTATCCGTCCAGTCATAGTCAGAGAACCTCCTGCCTTACCTGCTATGGTGACGTAGCGCACGACTTGAACGCCAACCTCAAAAGGCATCTCCACCCACTCTGAATTGGTGATAGTGAAGTAATACGTACCTTTGGGTAATTGAAATCCAGACTCTTCTGGAATCGTATTAGCAATCTCATTGATATATCCAAAGCCATCAATGTTTAATGGAATGGAATCTGCATTTGAATTTAACAGTCCTACAGATATGTATTGATCTTTATATTTGTTACCAACACTACGTTTCTTTATAACTAAATCTGACTCTCCTACTGTTGTTACTTTGAAGAATAATGTATTAGCTCCTACTTGAGTACCAATAGTTCCTGTGATACTTGTAGATAAATTAACAACTCGACCTAAATCTTTTGCTTTACTGAGTGAATTATATTTAACATGCTCTGGACGCATGAAAGATCCAGAGGATTTTTTACTGCCTCCGTAGGATCCTTTTAATTTATTGAGTGAATCTGTTACAGACTCTAATGTCATCAGGGATGAACCCTTTCAATGTCACAGCCTTATTTTATCAATTAAAAAGACGCCAGGTGCTGCGCACAGTAGCAAAATGCACGCTGAGTCGTTTAAAGCTTGGGAAACTACAAAAACCAACGCTCCTGGCTCGATGCTTTCTTGACGTAGTTCTTCTTCAGAAAGCTTCTTTACAATAACTTTTTTCGCATGGAACGGTGTATATATGATCCTATTAAATCTTTTAGTTTTTCCACGCTATCATTACGAAGACTTATGCGAGCAATAGATACTTGATTCCTGTGAACTACTGCTGGAATTCCTAAATCATTTAGCCAAGCCGTTATATCGTTGTATTCATTTTCTGTATATCTCCCACGAATAGCACCTCTTTTGCCTGTTATTCGTCCTTGGTCAATCCACAAAGCAGCCAAACCATGGATCCCTGTAATATCAAGTACTGTGCGGGAAATTTTACGTTCGTCGTGTGGACACAGAACTTCATAAGCTCTCCATAATCCTTCTCCGTGAAATCGAAATCTTTCTCTGTCATAAAAACCATTAGTAGCCAACCTATCTTTGAATATATCGACAGGTCCGTCATGACACTGTTTTAGCGTCTTTAGTTGAAAATTTAAATACTGCTTTTCGGTTTCACATCTAGAGATTTCTAACCAAGGACGTCTCTTTCTTCCTTTCAATGCCAATTTGCCCTTTCCCAAGCTGTAACTCAGTACGTGCGCTACTAATTGAGCAGTCATCCCATTGATCTCCTTTAAATAAATGTTGACGACTTTTGGGTGCATATTTTATTAGAACGTCTTGTATTTTTCTTGTCTGTACTGGGTCAAACAAAAGGCGTGGTCGAACATAATCGTCGCTCAGTACTGAAGAAGCTCCACTCAACATTTCAAGCCATTGAGAAAATAAATAAGCCTCTTCTCTTACCGAGCCAATACGAGATAACATTGCCGACCCATCTTTCTTTAATTTGGCTCCTTCAGCCCATGCCCATGCTGCTGCTTGGGCACCTAATAGATCTAACGTTGTCTGTGTTAATTGACGCTCTCCGATGGGATAAAGCAAGTTGTAGACAGGTCTTAACTTATTAGTTGAGACTCTGAATCGAAGGATCGGAGTTGTCTTACCGTTCGCTCTTGGGGTTGTTCTATAGGGAACAATTTGAGCCTTTGTGTTAATAAATTGTCGAAATTCTTTGACTTTTTCTTCTAAGAATGCAGATTCAGATGCACCTGCTGTAAGGGTCAATTGTATGTAACCCCCTCCTGGAGTGCGATAAGGAACTAAACTGCCATCTGAAATTAAAAGTCCAAGCAATCCGCGAACGTCTGCCGCTTCCACAAGTTTCTCCCTATTGATTACATCTATAGTAGTTAATAACACGTCGTATGTCGTGTTTTTGTTCAATAAGTTTTCGGAGTTAGAGATCCCAGATGTGGATTGACAATGATTTCCCAAAACTGCTTGGCGCAGAGCTTTATAGGCCCCATCCCGGTTATATCATCGAGATGGCTGTAGAGCCTGTAGTCGTTCATGACTTTGCTAAACAACCAGGTCAGACGGTCCAACTCGATCGTTATAGATTTTGGGGCAATCCTGGAAATAAAGATTCCAGAGAGCGTACAGCAGATCAGACACTCGGCACAGCGTCTAGCAGAAATATCGTTAAGGATAAAGTACTTGTTAACTTGAAAGAGTATACAGGTCCTGCAGATCCTACCGATGCAACTTCTCCTTCAACCTTCAAGGTTGCGCGTGAGACATTGCTAACAGCACAGAGATTGCTACTTGATACCGGCAACCTCAACGTTTTTCATCAGAGTATAGGTAGTTTAACTCTTTTAGATGACTACAGACGTTGGCGTGACAGGGTTTTCGCAGACGAGCTATTTAAAGCAGAAGCTAACGGAAACGCATCTGACAGCCAAGGTGGATACTATTTCCCTGGTGGTTCAGCTAAAGCAGCAGCCGCTCCATTCTTTACATATGGTGCAGGCATCTCAGCTAAGTTCGACGTAAAGACTGACTTACTGCAAGTTGTAAAAGACATGCGTAAGCGCAACGTACCAACTTTTAGCGACGGTTACTACAGATGCATCGCTGATCCAACAGCAATGATGCACTTGCGCCAAAACGACTCATTCCGTGAGATAGCTCGGTATGCAGGCAACGGCATGGTTAACCCCATGAATCCAGAGCAGGCTCCTAACGCTAACTTCTTCCAAGGTATGGGTCCAGCTTACGGACAAGCTGGTTTCGTAGCCGGTCAGCCGGTGATGCCAACCGGATTTTTGTTTGAGGGCGTAAGATGGTTTGAATCAACCAACTTACCTGAGAAAACTATTAACGCAACTGTTCCTGTAGCTGCCGCTGGTGCTGCAGATTACAACATTGCTCCAATGTTATTCTTCGGACCTCAAGCTGTAGGTGTTGGTATTGGTGGCAACAACGCTCAAATTTTACTTAATAATAACGACGATTTTTCGCGCTTTATTATTATGATTTGGTCCTTGTTTGCTGGTTTTGAAATCCTTAATAAGGACTTCATAACTGTTGCTTACTCATTCGTATATTGAGGAGGTAACTAACAATCATGGCTAAAAAGATTTTCCCTGGAAACTGGGTTACAACACTCAGTAGTTATCAAGGTCAGCCAGTAGTGGCTGTTCCTGGTAGACAGTACTACCAAAAGATTGGTTATGCACTTGTTGACGCCACAGGCGGAACTGAGTTTGACGTAATCATTCCAAGTCCTGATATGCGTGCCGACGATAAAGTTCGTGCCAATATCACAGGCTTAACTATCCCTGCAGATGCAAACGTATACCACGTTGGTATTCGTGTGCCTGACATGAGAAAGAACAAGGATGCTGGAACCGCTGCCTCTGGTATTGTCGGAACCAACACAGATACTATTGCTGTTAAGGACGCTGCAGCTTCTGCTGCTGGCACTATTAGCACAACAGTAGTTTCTTCTCCAACTATTGCAGTTGCTAATGCAACTATTGCTCCTACTTCTGCAAAGAAAGGAGAAGTAGAGGCTAAGACACTTGCTGGTGCAGAGACTCTTAAGGTCTATGTACGTAACGCTGCTGGAAATGGTACTGGTACAGCTATCACCTCAACACAAACAGGTGGTACACCAATCATTGTTGAAGTAGCTTACTTCGTTGAAGATGATGTAGCTGGACTTGATTCAACTTTCATTCCTTATATCACTGAGACTTAAATAGAAGCTAAAACTTCTGTTTGTCACTATGATGGAGGCATCTTGTATAAGGTGCCTCTTTTTTATTGTTATGGCGTTATATCAAAACCTAAAAAATGGTCAGATCGTGGACTTTATTGGACACCACGACAAAGATTGGGCTATGGTCAAAAACGCGACAGGCGTTGTCCAGTATGTTGCTCTTGCTGACTTAGAAGCCTACGAGCCTGGCAAAGGTAAGACTGGTCAGAAAATAGAGACTCCCGAAATCCTCAAGGATGAGGAAGATAAAATGCCTGAAGCAGTTATCCCTGTAGATAACAGATTAAATTTAAATTTAGCTACTGCTGAAGGTATTGCGAAGACTGTTAAAGGAGTTGGTTATGCCACTGCTAAAAAAATAGTAGAACTACGTTTGTCTTTACCAGGTGAAAAATTTAAAAATTTAGAACAATTACGTAAGATCACTCGTGTTGATTGGGATGAAGTTTTTAAGAACGATTTGATTTACCTACAATAAGAAATAGGTGAGCTACATAGCTATTGGAATTAAACGATTACGACAAAAGCCGATGTCGATTTCACCTCGGCTACAACACAGGAGCTAATCTCCCTGCTGGTGACATTGCTCGATTAGAAGAAGCAATGGCTCGGATTCCTGATAGCTATTTCTATACGCGAGTCATAGAACATATCAATCGATGTGACAAGGCTTACAAGCTATCTCAAGTTTTCCGAGTTGAGACTCAGCCACAACCAAGTCGTATTGAAAGAATTACTGGAGATACTGATCGAGCAATCTTTCAGTCAGATCCTATCAAGGCTGACAAGGATTACAGGGAAATATACTTAAGAGAAGTAGACCGTTTAGCTGAAACTTTATACGTCGCGAATTATCGCAGAGATGAGGTTCGTCGATATGCCTTCGCTCGTTCTGGCGGAGAGTTTATCATGTCTATTAAGGGACCAGCAGATACTGCTGTTGGTACAAGAGTATCTCAAGCTGTTGGCTCAATGAATTGGAGGTAATGATGTATCCAGCACCAGGTTTCGGACAAGTAACGCAAACATCAAACAAAGATAGAGCTCAAAATGAAAGGCTCAATCAGATGTTGCAAAATGCAGGTGTCGGTGTAGGGGATTCTCCTTATACAGATAACTTGGCTACAGAAGCACAAGAAGAAAGAGGAGATATTTCAGGGGCTGGAATTGCTCCTTCACCTAATCCTGTAGCAGGGAACGACTTAGAGTTTGCAGGAGGAAATTTACCTGCAGAACATAACAGGCAAGAGTTGGCTAGACAAGGAGCTCAACCTAATTTCGCTCAGGCTTTTAACACAGGTGGAAGTTCGACTACTGAATTAAACACAGGAGTCAGTCCTAGTTCTGCAGGAGTAGAGGCTCCTTTAAATGTTCAACCTTCTAATTTAGTGACTGATCAAGACGTTGAGGCTCAGCAACAAAGAACTCAAATGAAAGACAGTTTCATGAATCTTGCCAAAAGATATAACATGGATATGGCAATGAGGAATGCGTAATGAATAATTCAAAAAAAGATTCATCCAAATCTATGCGTTACAAGGAAGGTCCTAAAAGATCTTTCAGACCTAACGAATGGTATCTAAATCAAAAGGCACATTCAGAGACAGATAAATTCTTCTCTAGCAGTAAAGGAGGCGTGCCTAATAATCCTGAAAATGCTAATTCTTTTAGACCAATTAGTGCTCCTATCAATCCAAAGGAGTCAATGTCAGGTGACTTTGTAAAAAGAAAAAATCCTTATGGAGATGGCGAACAGCTTGCAGTAGGTGAAGGACCAACATTAGTACGTCCAAACCAACGAGGTTCCAGCTTCGATCCTCCTCCTGTTCCTGTAGATAAGCCAGGCAAAGTTGTGGCACCCAAGACTTCTGGAAGGAAAGGAATGAGCACAAGTGTGAGCCTTGTTGATTCAGGTCCACAACGTGATGTTCCTGAACCTTTTTTCACAGGAATTAAATCATGAGTTTAATTCATATAAAATCCGTATAGACGAGGTATCTAATGGCTACTACAAGTTCAAATAAAATGCCGTTATTGGTCGACAGGCCATTACATGCATTTGCCACAATCGGAGGAACTGCTGCTTTAACGTCAGCAACTAATTTAAATACACCTAGTTCGGCTGGATGTACATTATTGGTGGATTGCTCTGGCAATGATGGAGCGATAATTGATAGTTTGTCAATTATTGCTAACGAAGCTTCGACAACAGCATCTAACGTTATTGTTTTCTTAAGTACCGCAACAACGGCTGCCAGTATTACCACTGCTAATACAGTTGCAGTTGCTATGGGTGGAATCACTTCTGCAGCCAAAGGAGATAGAACAAATATATCTTTACCTCCTTTAACAGTTCCAGTTCCTAACTTGGCTAGTCCTGCAGCGACAATGGCAACATATCCAACGGAAACTGATAAAAAGAATACTGGTTTATATGTTCCTTCTAGTGCGTTGGTTTATGTAGGAGTTGATGCTGCAACAACATCTCCTTCCGCCAATACTCGTGTACATGTTTTCGCTCAAGGCGGATTCTTTTAAATTATGCCTTCTGCTACTGACACCTCTAGTTTTCTCGATAATCTTTATCGAACAAAATTTAATCGTGAACCAGACGCTGCAGGAAAAGAGTATTGGGCAAAGGAGTTAGCGGCTGGAAACATAAGTCGAGACAACGTATCAAAAAGTTTTGATCAATCTCCAGAGATGGAGAAGATTAAAAATGAAACAGTTAACACGACCAGCAATGTTGCCGCAGCCAATACTGTTGCAGAGATGGCTAGTAACAACACTAGTTCTGCCGTTAATAATTTAGCTAATAACAATGTAACTATTACAGCATCTACAGGAGGCGGAGGAAGTAGCTCCGGATCTCAAAACACTGTAAATACCAGTACTGCAAATACCAGTAGTGGTAGTTCCTCTGGCGGAGGAGGAGGAGGAGGAGGTTCTTCTAATTCAAACTCAAATTGGCTTCAAGACTTTTATACAGAAAATAATATTAATGCTGGATTACTTGATGATGATGCTAAAACTTACTGGGAAAACGAAGCAGCAACAAAAGGTATAGAAGCAACTAAGAACGTTATAGAAGGTACAGCAAAAGCTCAGGGCAATTTTGGTGTTGACACTGATTTAGATACTTTCTTATCAGATTCTTATAACGAGATTTTTGCTCGACAAGCTGCTGATAGTGGTAACGATATATATGATCAAGCAGGTTTTGATTATTGGAAAGACGAAATATTAGATGGCAGAACGTCAAGAGATGATATTGTTGATCACTTTAATTATGCAAACGAAAAAAGCGGTGATCAAACAATTACTGCGGATGATGGAACAACAAGCACAATGTCTAATGACGAGGCTTGGCTAAGAAGTCTCTATCAGAACCCAGACATCTTAAATAGAGACATTGGTCAAGAAGGCTTGGATTATTGGCTAGGAGACTTAGCCGGTACTACAGACGGAAGAGGAGGGGTTAAGGCTACTCGTGGCGAAGTTCTTAGGAACATTATGATGTCCGATGAGTATGCCTGTAATCAGGATTCTTCTAAGGTTTGGGATGGCTCAAGTTGTGTGACACCCACTGCAACTGAATGCCCTGACGGAGAAGTTGGAACCCCACCTAATTGTCAACCTGCAGCTACTACTTGTCCTTCTGGACAAACAGGTACTCCTCCTAATTGTGTAGACGAGACTTGTCCTGCTGGACAAACAGGTACTCCTCCTAATTGCATAGATGATACCTGTCCTACAGGACAGACAGGTACTCCTCCTAATTGTGTAGATGATTCTGGGGATCCTGTAGATGATACTTGTCCTGCAGGTTATTCAGGTACTCCACCTAATTGCACACTGGATTCTGGATATAACTTTGATGACGATGACGATGACGATGGAGGTAGTAACAACACCGCTGGTACGTGGATGGGAGATGAGGATAGTGCAAATACTCAAACTTCTTATTTAAATCAAAAAACCAAAGAATATGAAGATCTTTATCAAACTTCTTTAAATGATCAAGCCAAGTTAAATGATGATCTAGAAGAAGATAGGGTTCGCTATGGAGAATTAACCAGTAGATATGGTCAGTTAAAAGCAGACTATGAAGATGCACGTCGAGAGGCTGACTCTTACATTAATGCACAAAGAGCCGACGAAACAGGTCAGTTAAGAAGAGGCGGCACTGTTTCTGGCAATCAAGCCAGCCTTGGTTCTCGTGATTTAAAGTCTGGATCAGGAGCTTATGGCAACAATCGAGATAGAGATTACGGACAAGTAACAGAAGGTCCTATTACAATTGATGATCGACCTTTTGCTCGTAGTGGAATGAAGAAAGGTGCTTCAACTGGATCTACATATTTTGATAACAGAAATCGATTTAATAGAGGAGATAACGCGACGTATTACTAAATTATGCCTAAAGGATTAGGATCTATCAGCAAAGGTTTTGGCTTGCAGCCTATTACCCGAGGATTAGCTCCTAGAGCTAAAGGTCTATATCCCACCAAAACAACAGGTGCAGGTCAATATGGAAGTATTATTTTTCCTACTGTTTTAGAAAACTACAATAGAACCACAGATTATAAGCGTTGGCAATTAGGACAAGCATATTTCTTTGGGACAGGTAGATCATGGGATGATAAGGCTTTTTATAGTAATACTCGTTTCTCTACAGGTGCAGTTAGTGGTATTTCAAAAGATATAGTGACCATGTTTCCGAGTAAATCCAGTCCAGAAAGGGCTTGGTATGTCGGATTAAGAACTCGTGGCAGTATTATTCTTCCACAACCATTAAATGCTTCTGCAATATCTACTTTTACATCTGATCCTGACCCTTCAAATCACACATTAGTTTATGACGTTAGCGGTGTCTTAACTGCAGCACAAGTTGGAATTTTTAATGTATTTATTGGAGACCAATTCGAAGATACAGCAAGCGGTCCAAATTACCCTGCTGATGTTATAGAAAATCCAGTAGGTAGTGTTGCGTTAACATTAACGGCTGCCAGTACCAGTGCAATGACGTTAACTTTTGATTTATCTAAAGCTCAAGGAAGAGTTAAGGTTAATAATAAAACGTATTGGAAAAAGTTAGATTATGATCCTGCTAATCCCAATGTATGGGATACAAGTAGTGGCAAGCATTTATGTTCTGCCCATAAGTTATTTTGTTGCTGCCCTGATCACTTAGGAGGAGCTCTAGCTAACTTAGAATTTCCAAAAGAGAATGGAGGTATTGATGCGTTTCCTTTACCTAACGCCAGTAGAAGTGTTTTTTCTGCTTGGGAAAGACAAGGTGCAGGTTATTACAGGCAATGGAGAAGCCTACCTAGACGTATTGATGAACGTCGAGAATGTAAACACATGCATGCTATGAGATGGGAATGCGGTATTCCTTGGTATGAGCCTAATGATTATCCAGTTAGCGACGATGAAAACAAAGTTTTTTCAGACCAACTAGAAAGAGATTTTGATAATGAAGTATATAGAGAATACAATGCTTACAATCGAATTAATTATGATCGTTATATTTTATCGTTAGCCGAAGTCGTAGGTTTAGAACTTTTCCCTGGAGGAGACGTCAGAGATAATATTCGTCCTTCATCTTTACCTATGCTATGGAATGATGCGGAACAACCTGACGTATCTTGGTGCAGACAAAATGATTGGTGGCTTCAAAGAGGTACTCAAAGATTACGTATCTTTAATAGTGCTACACAAGCTTTTGAATCGGTAGTCAATCAAGGAGGAATTGAATACCCCATGGTTGAATCTGTAGCTGGAGGGTCTGCCGATGCTCCTGTCATTATCAAGTAAAATTAAAACATGGCAGCTTATCCTGAAAA